CGCATTGCCTTAATCATCATCAAGCCCCTTTAATTAGGGGCTAACAATAAGAGATTATCATGGATTTATTAAACCTTTTACCGTCCGATAATGCAGCAATTACGCTAAAGCACCCTGTTAGTAAAAATGAATTAGAAGGTATGACTATCAGTGTCAGCGGCCACGATTCTGCTACGTTTAAGAATGCGATTAAAGAACGTGCCAAGTCTCAAATGTCGCGCAAGTCTGCCGATGTTGACTTTATTGCTAACGATAAAGAGGCGGTCGAGTTGTTGGCTAAGTGTACGACTGGATGGGCTGGCATCACCGAAGGCGGCAAAGAACTACCGTTTTCATTGGCTAACGCAATTTATATCTACACGAAATATAATTGGATTCGTGAGCAGATTGATAATGCTATTGGCGACCGTGCTAATTTTTTTATGAGTGCGTAGAGCAATTAAAACTCTACGCTAAACAACAAGCGTGGTGGAATAGTTGCCCACAAACTAAGGGCGCGAAAGAATATAATAACGTTTCGCGCCTGTCTAAATTCAAGTCTAACAATCCTCAATCTATCCCTTTTATGCCCGATGTAAAACACGGGCTTTATCTTGTCGAATTATTACACGAAGCGGGTACAATCTCTTACAATGAAGGCGTTGCAAGGAGGTTGTCATGGTCTGAATTAAAGGCGTGGTCTGATTTTGTGGGCTATGATTTAGATTCGTGGGAGTCTAGTACAATTATGCTATTATCAGCGTGTTATGCTGAAATCAGCAACGAAGCAACAACCAATGATTGCCCTATGCCGTGTCAGCCGACAATGACAGAAGATAGGCGAAAAGCAGTATCAATGAACATTAAAAACGCGCTACGCTCAATCGCTAAAGTGAGGTAAAAAATGGCAGTTACAGACCTTTTAATGATTGGGCTAGGGGTTGATACGCGCCGCTTGCGTGATGGTGAGCGTGCGTTAGGTCGTTTACAGCAAGCTGGAAACAAAGCAGAGAACGCACTTGGCCGCATGGCCTCGATGCTTGCGTCAGCCTTTGCTGTGTCTAAAATAATCGAATATGCAGACGCTTATACTAACCTTCAAAATCGCTTAAAACTTGTTACTGACTCGACCGAAGCACTTGGACAAGCCACTCAAAACGTTATTGATATTGCTCAAAACTCAAGGCAGGCATTAGGCGCAACTGGTGATTTATATTTCAAGATTAGCCAAAACGCCGATAAATTAGGGTTGTCGGTAGCTGATGTTTCGCAGGTAACAGAGACATTTGGTAAAACATTGGCACTATCAGGCGCAGGTACTCAGCAAGCAGAAGCAGCTATTTTGCAATTTAGCCAGGCGTTAGCAAGCGGTGTTTTTCGCGGTGATGAATTTAACAGCGTTGCAGAAAATGCACCTGCGGCGATGGATGCGTTTAGTCGTGCATTAGGTGTCACAAAAGGCGAATTAAGAAAGCTGGCACATGATGGTGCATTAACAGCAGATATTTTAATACAGGCATTAAAAGAGCAGTCTGCCGCTGTTGATGAGGCATTCGGCAAAACAGAATCTACTATTTCGCAATCGTTCACTGACTTAAAAAACAGTGCGATTATTTTCACAGGTCGCATTAACGAATCAACAGAGGCGGGAAAGGGTTTTGTTAGTATCATGTCGAAAGCGTCTGATTTTATGGACTCATTAGACATTGACGAAAATGCTAAAATGATTGGCGATGCTTTTGGATACGCATATAAAGCGGCTTTATTTTTTGCAGGAATAAAACTAACAGGTTTTGTTTCAGGCATGGCTTTATCACTTGCCGCCACATTAAAAACACTGGCAGCCGAAGAAGCATTAAGACTTGAAACATTAGCACTCACAACAGCAAACAATGCAGCGACAGGCGTAGCGGTTAGACGTGCAGCCGCTGAAAAAGTTTTAGCACTTGAGGAATTAGGCCGCGCAAGAGCAACGTCAGCGACAGTATTAGCAACACTCAATGCGACAGTAGCAGACGCAGAACGTGCCGCAATGGATGCGCGTTTAGCGGCAGGTACGCAATACGCTACAGCCGCAGAGTTACAACGTCAAATAGCACTGCAAAGAGTAGCCGCCGCACAATCAGCAGTTGTCGTTTCTGCCAACGCTGAGGCTGTAGCTGTATCACGCGCAACATTAGCAGCAGAAGCCAACACTGCAGCAACAACAGCGCAAACTATCGCGCAAGCAGAATTAGCGGCAGCTACTAACGCGGCAAATGTTGCGAATAGAGCGGCAACTGGAATTGTTGCGGGTTTGGGTGGGCCATTGGGCGCAGCAATAACTTTGTTGGGCGTAGCAGCTACGGCATGGTTTGTTTTTGGTGATAACGCAGAAAAAGCAGCGGATAAATCAAAAGAAGCCATTGATAAAATCAATAAAAACTTAACTGTTAGCGATGATGAGCTACAGATTCTTGCTAAAAGTTTAAGCGTTGTTGAGTCTCAAATTCAATCGACAATGGAAAGCTCAAGGTCAGCGTCTTTATCGTCGAATGAAAGAATAAAAGCTTCTATTCAAAGCGACCTTGACAAACTAATAGCACAAAAAAAGACATTAGAGTCTGCAATTGAAACGGCTACATTTAATCGTACAGTTGATGATTTGCTTGCTAATCCTGCCGAATCAGGTGTGGCTAAGGCAATGCTAGAAGCTTCACGCAAGAAAGCAGAAGCCGATAAGATTGCTAAGAAAGCCGCAGAAGATGCAACTAAAAAAGCTGAACAGTTAAAAAGCCAGTACGATGCGTTATCTTTATCTCAATTAGAACAAATTCAGCTATGGGGCAAAGATACAGGACTGGCAAAGCTAAACTTTGACCTAAAATATACAAACCTTAGCAAGTTAGGCCAAAAAGAAAAAGACAATCTCATTTTGCAACAAAAAAAGATTGACGCACTACAAGCCGAAAAAGACCTTGCTGCGCAACAAACCGAAGTTGATAGCTTTATGGCAGGTCAGGCGCAAGAGTTGGATGCTTTACGCGCTCAATATGCCACTGAAAACGAGATTGTCGCGCAGGGGTATAGAGCAAGGCAGGCTATTATTGATGAGGCGTTAGGCAGAGAAAAAATATCTAAAGATGAGGCGCGTGTTTTATCTAAGAAAAATGAGCGTCAAGCGATAGATGAAAAACGGCAAGTCGAAGTGCAAAAACTTGGCGTGCTGTCTCAAGGTTTTGGTAATATCGCCACTTTGATGCAATCCGAAAATAGAAAATTATTTGAGATCGGCAAGGCCGCAGCATTGGCACAAGCGTTTGTTAATACCGCCACCGCTATCACCAACGCACTAGCAGTGCAGCCTTACCCGCTGGGATTGGCACTAGCAGCGACAGCAGGTGTAGCAGGTGCGGTGCAAATCGCAGCTATTCAAAATCAGCAAATATCAGGCGCACGCGCAATGGGTGGCAGCGTGCAGGGCGGCAAAAGCTATCTAGTCGGCGAGCGTGGCGCAGAAGTAATTACGATGGGCGGTAACGGTCACGTTACGCCTAATCATAAACTAGGCGGCGGTGACTCCAAGATAACGATTGTGAATCAAACGACAGGTCGTATTGATAGTGTTGAAGAAAAAACCATGCCCGATGGTGAGCGTATTTTGATTATTCAACAAGCGCGTGATTTAATAGCGGCAGAGATGCGCGACCCGAACAGCAAAACGTCACGCTCGATGCAATCATCACTCACAGTACAGAGACGCAGATAATGCCTACTTTACCGCGTGACCTTTATCCCGTTTCATCGCCTAGCGGTTATAGTTATGGCGCGGCTGGTGGCGTTTCTAGAACTCAAGTAGAGGGCGGTTTTAATCGCTACGCTTTAGACTTTGATCGTGGAGTCCAGCAGTTTAATGTTGCCTTAGCCTGCACAGCAGATATGCACCAAGTTTGGACTTTGTTTTTTTACAACATCATTAAAAAAGGCGCGTTGTCGTTTGATATGCCGCTAGATAGCGGCAGAGGGCTACAAGCACACACGGTTAATATCATCCCAAATTCTGTTAGCGTAAACGAAACAGACGGCAATAATTTTGTTGTGACGTTTCAAGTTGAAGCTGAGTCAAGCGCGTATGATTTTGATGAAGGCGGCACTGGGGCGATATTGGCATTGTGGGAAACTGGTGCTGACATTGCTGACATTACAGAATTGTTTGACCGCCTTGCTTTATTCGTTTTAACTGAAACATTGGTGCTTGTATGAGTATTGATATTGAGCAGCGTCTCAGAGAGTTTTTAGCAAGCGCACCGCAAACTAAATATATAATTGAAGTGGTTAGCATTGCACATTCTTCGCTGACTAAAACTTATCATTTGTGGAAAGAGCCAGCAAGCGGCGCGGTAGTTGATGAAAACAGTAATACACTTGTTGTACAATCAACTAATCTAAATGTGGCACTGGCAGGCACTCCCGACAACTTAGACCAAAAATTCAACGTGTCAATTGACACTACCGATGCTGATAACGTGCTTAGAAAAGAGTTAGACAGAATTGCTTTAGGCACAACTGAAAAAATAATCTTGACGTATAGGGCTTATTTGTCGGATGACTTGACCGAGCCGCAAGCCGTCCAAAGATTACAAGTTGAATCTATCACATATACACGCGGCGTTGCGTCATTGTCTGCCGTTGCGCCTAAGCTCAATGTTACGCGCACTGGTGAGCTTTACACATTCAGTCGTTTTCCTATGTTGCGTGGTTTTTTATGATTGAAAAATATCTTGCCAAGCATTACGAATGGCCGCCATGTTGGCAGTTGGTCGCTGATGTTTATGTGAATGAGTTGGGTTTATGTGTTGATGATTACACGCCTAAAACCGATTCGATGCGCGATGTTGCTAATGCTTTTAGGCTTGCTTTGCACGACAATAAACACGGATTTACACAGCAAGACAACGCGAATAATTATGATGTTGTTTTGCTTGGAAAGAATAAAAAAGTTACTCATTGTGGGTTATATTATAACAATGGCGTTTTGCATAGCTTAAAAAATATGGTTATTTGGCAGCCAATAGCGCAAATTACCGATACTTACGGATTGATTGAGTATTACCGACATGACCGTAACGATTGATTTTTTTAATAGTCCGTTTGATAAAGAGCCTACGCTATTTCAGGCTGAAACTGTCGCTCATTGGGTTTTAGAACACAAAGCAGAATTAACGAATTACGCGGTTTACGATGGACAGCCGAGCCAACAAACCGACATCACGCAAAACATAGAAAAGTTAATGTCGAGTGAAGGGCATTACATTGTTTTGTTGAGTCCTGCCGCGCCTGTAATTGCATTTGCTGTTGTTTATTGGATGGAGATAGCAGTAGTTTTAGCAGTTGTTGGCACTGGATACGCACTGTCTCAATTATCTAAAATCAAATTACCCGACAACATAAACCGCTCACAACAAAGCCCTAACAACTCACTAGCAGGGCGTACAAACGAGGCACGTGTACTGCAACGAATAGAGGATATTTTCGGTAAAGTTAGGGCGTATCCATCGCTTATTCAGCCTGTTTACTCTAAGTACATCAACAACAAGCAATACGAATACTCTTATATGTGCATTGGGCGAGGCTGGTATGACGTGGCCGATGTGCGCGATGGAGAAACATTATTATCAGATATTGACGGCACGAGTGCAGAGTTCTTCAACCCGTTTACAAGCCCAAATAGCGGCAGTCCATTTTTATCTATCGGCACTGCTATTAGTGAGCCGATTCTATTGGTTAAACGCTCAAATAACGTCACTGGCGAGGTCTTAAAAGCAAGAAATCAGTTTGTCTTAGCGTACACAGGAAGTATGGATTTTTATAAAGCGTCAACAATTCCAAGCGCATACGATAGAATCGGCGGTATTAGTGATGAGATGTATGAAAATACCTCAGTTGGTGACGTTATATCAATAACAGGCACTCCCGCAGCTATTTATGATGGCAGCTATACAATAAGGTCAAAAATTGGCGGATCTAATATTTTAGAGCTAACAACAGCGACATTTTCATCAACATCATCGGCAAGTGGCACATTTACAATAACAACAGGCAATCCTGAATACACTTCATGGGTAACTCTAAAAGATGAGGATATGACTCAGGTGTGGGTAAATTTAGTTGCACCACAAGGGTTATTTTATGATAGTGGAAGTGGCAAAACCTCATTATCTGTTGATTATGCTATTGAGACTCAGCAGTTAGACGGCTCATATCTGCCGACTGGCTCTATCACAACAACTACGGGAACAATGACGGCAGCGACAAGCGACGAACAGGCGCGAACTATTGAGATTACAACAGGCCATACAGGGGCGACGCGGGTACGCGCAAGACGCACAAATAATCACGATTATGGCTTTGCTGGTACTGTCATTGACGAAATAAAGTATCAAGATTTATATGCCGTTACGCCAATTACAGTAACTGATTTTGGTAATGTGACTACTGTGCAAGTCGTATCGAAAGCAACGCAACGCGCAACTTCACTAAAAGAGCGTAAGTTTAATTGTAATGCCACGCGCAAATTACCAACGTTTAACGGCACTACGTTTAGCGGCGCATTTGCTAGTGATGGCTCAATCGCAAGCGGGACAATATCAGCAACAAAGTCATTTATTGATATTTTGGCAGCAGCAAGCATTGATTCAAAAATAGGCCAGCGCGTGCTTGCCGATGATGTTGATATGTCTCAAATATGGGGTGTTAGAAATACAATAAACACATGGAATCCACTCAATATAGAGTTTGGTTATACATTAGACAGCGATAACATTTCATTCGAGGAAACAGTAAGAATGATTGCAGATAGCGTGTTTTGTTTAGCGTATCGCCAAAACGGCAAGATTAGATTCAGTTTTGATAATGTGCAAGCGTCGTCAAGTGCGTTATTCACGCACAGAAACAAGAAACCCGCAAGCGACACTATCAGCCGTTTATTTGCAGCGGATAGCGAGTTTAACGGCATCGAGCTGACGTATAATGATAATGTGACTGACGCGCAAGAAACAATTAAATTACCGTTATCACTTACCGCCACCAATTACAAAAAAATAGAACTAACAGGCGTTAGAAATTACGCGCAGGCGTGGTTTAGAGCTAATCGTGAATACAACAAAATACTATTGCAGCGTGTGAGTATTGAGACTGAAACCACAAGTGACGGGCGTTTACTGCTACCTAATCAGCGTATTGATATTGTTGATAATACGCGATTCGATAGTCAAGACGGTGAAATCATTGCACAAAGTGGCCTTATTTTAACTCTATCGCGTGATGTTGTTTTTGGCGTTGGTACTCACAGTATTATTTTAATGCAGCGCGATGGTGGGCTTGAATCCATTACTTGCACGGCAGGTACAAGCGCAAATAAGGTTGTTTTAGCTTATGCACCAAGCGAGGCCATAAACACGGTAAACGGTGGCGCGATTGGTATTAGAACCATATTCAGTTTTGGTGCGGATAGTGTAGCAAGTGCAAATAGCTATCTAGTGCAAGAAGTAAATATCACTGATAGCAGTTATGTTAAAGTGACCGCTATTAATTATGATGCTGATTATTACTCAGCAGACACAGAATCAATCCCAAGTCGGAGTACAGTATTATGACGCAAATTACAGCAGCAGATTTAAACAATGCAAAATCGGACGTTGATACAATTGCCAATATTGCAAATAGCACCAGCACAAGCGTCACAGACAGATTAGGAAATACAAGACGGACACTTTATTCTTTAGCTAATGAATTTCCTAACGCTAGTGATAATGCAGCGGCAGCGGCAGCATCCGCAGTATCCGCAAACGCGGCGCGTGATGCAGCATTAATTCAAGCGGGTGTTTATACGACAGAGGCATTGGGTAGAGCA